ACTCGGGGCATTTGTTGTTTATTGACCTTCAGTAACTTAGCTACCCTGCCATTTGGGTGAAAAATCGTGCGAGTGTAGACCGATTGTAGTCCGAGCCTCCTAAAACGATACGATTGTAGCACATGAAAAATATTAAGATATACCTCCGAAAATATAACAACGATACTTCCGGTATCGTGTGGATCTCCTTTTATGTACAACGACAAAAGATTAATTTTTCCACTAAGGTTACAGTAGAGGTGAAGCATTGGAATGAGAAAAAGAGTATAGTTGCTGCAGGAGATAAGCAATCTGCCGATAAGAACCTAATAATCGAAACTATCTTGGCACGTATCAATAATGTGTTTGTAAAGTATCGCCTCCGGGATAAGAATCTGTCTCGTGACCTCTTTCTGCGTGAATATAACCGACCATCGGATTACGCTACATTCTTCGATTTCGTCCGGGATTATATGAAAAAGATCTCTCATCGCACGGAACTTACTACCCTTAACACGCACATGAGTGTTATCCGGAAGTTGAAAGAGTTCAATACTGACCTGATCTTTGATGATATCACACGGGATTGGTTGGATATCTACTTTGCTTACCTCCGGAGAGAACTGGATAATAATGCAAACACAGCCTACAAGAACATGGCTATTATCAAGAAGTACGTATTAGCTGCATACAAAGCTGGATATATGGCAGAGAATCCTTTTGAAGAATGGTCGATTAAAAAAATAACTTCCACCTGTGTATATTTGAATGAAGAAGAGCTGGCCAAACTCGTGGCATTGTATAATACCGGAGAATTGGAATATAAATTGCATAAGACATTGGAATTCTTTCTATTCATGTGCTTCAGTAGTCTACATGTTGGAGATGCAAAGAAACTGCGGCTTGAGCAATTCTCTGAAGATCACTTTACTTATTTCCGAATGAAGCTCCGGAACAGCAAACCGGAACCGATCCAGATCCCGATATCTGATCCACTCAAGAACTTATTATCCAAGATTGTCGGTACAAGAAAAAAAGGTCCTTTGTTTGAAGTGATCCAGGCTGATCAAACCATGAACCGCAACCTGAAGGATATTGCTGCCATTGCTGAGATAGATAAACCTATCACTCACAAAGTCGGGAGGCATACATTTGCAACCATTTACCTACGGCATACAAAGGATCTTGCAGCACTGAAGGAGTTACTGGGGCATTCGGACATGAAAGAAACGCTCGTATATGCTCATGTTATGGATGAGTCGAAACGTGAAGGGGTACAATGTTTCAATAGCTTTATAATTTAGTACTTTCGTACGAAGTTAGGTTAAAACTCTGTTTTTAAAAGGAATGCGGATGCACGATCTTTGTACGAAACCGCACAAAGATCAGTACATCCGCACGAATTTAGTTAAGGTCGGATAATAACCGGGCGCATGAAGTTTACAAATTCATCCCTTACTTCAAAGCAGGGACACATTTTGATCCATTCTGATGGCTCGACGATACCATTATCATTGAGATCCGGAGATGTGTCGCGGTGGCCTAAGATCTCGATGATATTGTATTGCTCACAGAGAGTTGCAACGAGGTTACGAAGAGCTTCTTTTTGTGCAGGCGTACGTGTATCGGCAGCCTTTCCCATTGCGTTTAATCCTCCAATATAGCAGATACCAACAGAGTGATCATTGTAACCAGGACAGTGCGCTCCATTAATTGAAAGTGATCTTCCTGTTTCTACCACACCGTCAAGAGGTATAACATAGTTGTATCCTATGCCTTTCCAGCCTTGCGCTTTATGCATCCGATCAATGTCATTGGCGCGGAAATCTTTTCCTGCAGGAGTAGCAGAACAGTGAATGATAATAGAATCAATTGCTTTCATTATTCTTTATTTAAGTTTTTGGCAAAGGTATATTAACAATCATGTGCTATAAAGGACATTGATTTGATCAAGTCGTAGCCAGTAATTCTTGCATTCTTGCTAAATGATCATCCAATGTTTTGTGATTGCATTTTAATTTCCGACAGATGGCAGCTTTAGAATAGCCATAATCGAGCATAGTCCTGATAATGCCTTCTTTGCCAGTCAGCTTATAATGAGTATTCTTATCGCCTTTCTTACGTCCGAGTTGCATGCCTTCTGCTTTTCTACGTGCAAGTGCCTCCTTAGTACGTTGAGATATCAACTCGCGCTCAATCTCAGCTGACAAGCCGAAGGCAAATGCTAAAACCTTACTATTGATATTATTGCCTAATTCGTAGTTCTCCTTGACTGTAAAGACACAAGTCTCTTTCATCATACAGAGATGGAGCATACTCATTATACCCATCAGGTTCCTTCCTAACCGGCTGATTTCTGAAAGGATTAAGGTATCCCCTTTCTTCATCTTCTTCAGAAGTGGCCCAAGTTTTCGTTCTTTCTCAGATTTGGTTCCTGTAACTTGTTCTGATATCCATTTATCAATTACTAATCTGCGTTCGTTGGCAAAATTCTGCAATTCAAATCTCTGATTTTCTACTGTCTGTTTGTCGGTAGAAACTCTGATATACGCGTAAATCATTTTTGCCGGTGAAGGTAATAAACTAATCCTGCCGAGACAAATCGCATAAAGGACGCCCGTTAAATGTAGCAAGGTATGATAGAGAAGATTAAACTTTCAGAAGTCGAGAAGGGTTTGTCAAATGGAGTTCCAGCAAATATTAGGGCTTTAGATAGCAGTGGAAATAGCATAAGCTCTTCCATTAAAAATGTACGTGAGGTAATGGGTATATATAGTCTGGATAAGGTCTTTGAGCCATTTGAAGAATATGAAATAAAAAGTAAAGAGGGAGGTTTAATTCTTGCTCAATTCGCATCCTCTGAATTTGCTATTGGAGTTGCTATAATTTACGGTAATACAGGAGGTGTCGTTTTGAATGATGTCTCAGGAGTCAGCTTTTTTAAGCAAAACGAACGAATTGTTAGTGTGTATAGGAAAGAAAACAATGGGTATATATGTATAAAGAATAATCAGAACAATCGAATAAATATCTATGTAAAATTCATTCCTGACAAATAACATGCTTGAAACCATCACTCTTTTTCTCTCATATCTTCCGCCCGTTAAAAGTAGCAAGACTATGGCAGTGGATAAAGTGAAACTAACAGACAGTAGTGTGATTGAACTGATCAGGGATAGCATGCCTACAGCAACAAGACAGGCAAAAGGATTAATGCCCGTTATTACAGAGAAAAGTCCTTATCAACAATATATATTATTAAATAAAGATTTGGAAATGGAATTTGATTACGGTTATGGTATGATAGCTCTATGGTCTGATCAAAAAGGGTATTCCTCAATTATACTTCTTGGAACGTTTGCTCTTAATATCGTTTCTGAAATAAGTGGAGTAGGTTTTAGTCTTTCAACAGTGAAAGATACAACAGGGAAAGTAAATGTATATAAAACAGCAGAATACAAATTTGTTGTGCAGAACAAGAGTAATGATCAATTCCGATTCTATATCAGCTATCAATGATGAGATTTTAATTTTTAGGGGCATATAGCCCCTAAAAATTTATATTAATGTAGCTTCAAAGCCATTTGCAAAATCCGAATTATCAGCAGTTTCCATTTTCATAGTAATACCATTTGTATTCATTGCAATAACATCAAGAACAGGTGTATACTGATTGCGTTCAGCATATATCCTACACACACCATTTGCATCTGTTTTCCCGATAATTTTAATATTATAGATACCGGATAATAGCGTTACTCTAAGAGTCGGATTATTTGTACTACCGGCAGCACGCCCCATTGTAATGAAATAAAGGTTGGGGATTCCGGATGTGGTCGCAGAAACTGCTAATAATAAAGAGCCTGTAACGGCAGTATTTGTAGTCTCACATAACAATACGCTTGACATAACATTCTTAGTACCGATTATTCCAGCTGGCATTAATCCGTTCTTACTGATAGTTGCAGTAGGCATATTATCCCTAATCTGCTCTATCACATTGGTATCCGTTATCTTAATCTTTTCTATCATACCTTGCTACTTTTAACGGGCAAAAGATATGATAGAAAACTGGATTCTGAGATAATACGCTATTTAAAGTAAAAAATATCTCCTTACTTGTCAAATGAAAACCAAATCAGAAGGTGTATTAATAAACTCCATAATCAGCTCAACGTGGCTATAAGAAATGATGAATACACCATCTCCCACATAAGGAGAGCATTGATAGTATAAGTTAATGTCTTTCTCATCATCTTTGTAAGCCCATTTGTTCCCACTTCCTATTTTTGCAGACCTAATTTTCCCATCATAATTATTTATTGCTATGATCAGTGGAGTAGGATCTGATGTCACAAGACTGCTATTATTACCACTAATAGCAGAAAATGAAATGCTCTTGGTTCTTGGGAATTTACCCACAAAAAGAGTTTTCCCTTCTCCCGCTTGTGACTCCCAACAAAAGCCTCTTTTTTTGTCTTTAAAATCCATCAATCCATTCTTATTAATGTTTGCAGTAGGCAGGCTATTTCTTATCTGCTCTATCACACTGGTATCCGTTACCTTAATCTTTTCTATTGCCATACCTTTACACTTTTAACGGGCAAAAGATATGGAATAATCATAAGCAAAAGAAATATGGGTTCAGATTAGGTAAGTGTTATTGACTTCTCATAAAGCAATAAGTTAGCTTGAGTTCTTGATTACGATTGTTTCTCACAGAAAAAGAATACTCACCTCCTGATATGACAGATAACTTATCCTGTACATTACTTAAAAAGGAAAACATACTTCCTGTTTCTGCTATCTTCATATAAGTACATGCATGTAGGAATAGAATACTTGAGCCGGTTGCACTATTTGACAGCAAAATAAGACTATACTTAATGTCGAATTTTACTTCTTCATACGCTGCTAAAGTAATGCTACCTTTTATTGTACTATATGCCATACCTGGCGTAGCTAATCCTTTTTCCTCAATAGTAGCGAGTTGCATTCCTTTTCTGATTTCTTCTGCCACGCTTGCATCAGTAATCTTAATCTTTTCGATTGCCATATCTTACACTTTTAACGGGCAACAGATATGTTAGAATATTAGTTGTTTATTGCGATTTGAATTTCTTGTGCAATTATATTACAAATCTTTCCATGACTCCCAAATAATTTTTGAATAATTCCCAGCTCCATAGCGAAATTTGACGCGACTGCTTCCGAAAAATAACTGAAAAATTATTTGGCTTGTCGTCACAGAGCCTATTGTATCCCTCTGACAATGAACAACACAACCACCACCGAATACCCAATTAGGAGTAACCCCCGATGTTATTCCCATCATTATTCCTTCTCGCGTGTATAAATAATAGTCGTCTGGATGTATATCCATGATAGAAGCTGGAAACAACAATAAGCCACCCTTTACTTTATTGTCAGATGATAGCAAACCTTTTTTTTCGTTTGTTGCAGTAGGTAAACTATTCCGGATCTGTTCTATCACGTTCGTATCTGTAATCTTAACTTTTTCTATTGCCATACCTTTACACTTTTAACGGGCGTTTTTTCTACGATGAAAATCAGCCCAATTTAACATTTAATTTATATTCTCTTTTTGTTTAATAACTCTACTGTCAACCATTGACGACAAACCAACGTTTATCGCTTTCATCTGGTCCTATTTTCACAACCTTCAGTTGTAATTCCATCGTCTCAGACATAGATATCTCTGTGACATTGTTCGGCAAAAACTCCCCATCGGGATATATTTTAATCACTGGCCTTGGTGCTAACCTTCCAGCGGCAACGAAATAGAACAAATTAACTTCTGTTCCGGCTTCTACTTGGGTAGCCAAAGGCATACATAGCGTATGATTGTTTACAGAAGAGCCTTTGCAATAAATATAAGCATTTGTTCGTCCTGAAAGAGAGCAAACCGTGGTTTCATTCGGTTCTAAGTCAATCCGGATATATGGAGTAATAATACTTCCATTAACATCTACGCTATTGCACTTTATTTTGCCACGCAAAAAGTCAAGGAGTAAGTTAGGAGCAAATTCATTCCTACTAAACCCTTCATAGTTTGATGTTTCATTACCATTTGTATCTTTTCCCTGCTGTGAGAACATAAATTCTTCATAGAAAACAGCACTTGCCAATTTCGCAAACTGGGCCATGAGTATTTCTATGTAGATGGCTTTAAAATTCTCAAAAGGTATCCAAGTGGCTTTTTGACCGTTCACTGCATAGTCTTTTTGAGGAGTATTAAGGTTTGATGGCATTCCCTGTCCGACCCAGCTTGTGACTTGATTCATGACGTAATACATCCCATTGTACAAAACATAAGGTGCAATCAGATCCGTACAAAGATAAGTCATGGTCATGCTATACTCGCCTGCCGGAAATGGTAGTTGCCCTCTTTTGCCAGGCTCACTTTTTTTGGCAAACTTAACCGTTCTTGTTACACTTGCTATTCCCATATATACCACTTTAAGAAACAGTCTCGATATATACTGCCACATCTGTACCAGCCTGCTCACACATCGCATAAGTTACAGTATAATTAGCCTGATTAGAAACACTCCCTAAAATTATGCCTACACTATCAATAGCGGTAAAATTGAACTTCATATCCATCGCTTTTGTAGTAGTGCCACGCTTCACGACTATTGGAGCATAGACAACAGTATCTCCCTCTTCTTCTATCGTTTCATCAGCCGGTGTAGGCATAGGAATGATTTCATAAGGATCGGAAGCGTCCATAACTCCTTGTATGTCCGTACCGATTTCCGTCCCATTCTGAGAAACCACACACTTGAAGTTTGAGTAACAATCAACCATATCACCCGTAACAGTCAATGTCTGCGTAGTCTTTCCGGAGAGTAAGGACCAGGCACCGCTAACTAACTTATACCATTTGTAGGTCAAATTAGAAGTAACGGCAACGCCAGCCTGATATGTCATAGCTTTCAGAACACAGCTGCCTCCTTTTTCCGTAATGGTGAAATACTTAGCATCCCCCGCAGCAATAGTAACGAAATAAGGAGATCCGGTTGCCCGGCGGATGGGGATATTATACACTCCCTGTACCTTATCGGTCGTAGTGCCATATACAACAGTAGCCTCGGCTTTTATGGTGCAAGGTGCAGCTCCGGCGGCAACAACAAGGTTTTTCAAGATCTTTATGCCCCAATAGTCTTGTGTGCCGGCAGCATACGGAAGTTTACGAAAATGACCTGTCTCACCGTTGAATACATTGGTTGAAATGTTATTCGTAAAAGTGAGCTTTACACCATTGAAATACCAGTCAACGGCAGTCGGTACGGTCACACCTTCAGCAACACGGCTCGATGTCACGACAAACACCAACTGCGGCTGAGTTTGTGAGAAGTCCGGCACGATGGCGCCAATAGCTCCAATCGAACCCTCAAACTCCTGGTACAAATCCCCGGAAGGCGAATTAATAATTGTGGTGTAAGTTCCAGCCTTTGGCGAGAACTTTACACCTACTTGTTTGGTAGCAACACTCATAATAATTCTCCCTCGTTATTAGTTTCCAAACCGGTAGATTCATCTTCAGTATCTGCCGGGGCGTCTTCCCCTTTAGATTGACACCATTCAGGTGTCGTTACCAAAATAGGATGATCAGTACCATCTATTTCGTCCTTTGCCACATTGGGAGTCAAAACAACTCCACCACAATAAGCAGCACGGGTAAAGATATCCTCACCGGGGAAGCGAAGAATATCAGCCTGCCACAATAGATAATTTCCATCCGCAGTTTTATTGCGGATAGCGGTTAATCCCATTTCACGGGCAACCAACTCTGTCACTTTGATATAATTAGCCATAGTTTTTAATTGATTATTACTTCGTTATTATAGCTTTACCGTCATTGGTGGTTATAATCTTCTCATCAGTGACAGCAAGCAACTTATAGTTTCCTTTATCCACGACTTCGACACCAAGCAATCCGCTCGTAACATCAACTGCTGAGAGCTTTGGGGATTCTCCGGTACCGATGACCGTGTTATCTTTGTACCAGGTTGCACGCAACTCCTGCATGGCGTTTGAAATGATACCTTTCGGCCCGAACACTATAACTTTGGGTTGTACTACAGTTGTGCCGGGAGCTATGCGATTAGGTATATTGATGATATCATAATCGAACGGTGGCAAACGTCGAACAATCGTAGTAGTCGCAGATGAATCGGCATCTGTAGGAGACGCTGCCGGAGAACCGGTAGGAGAAAATGTAGCTTTACAGACATACGTTTGTTTTTCGCCCATCATATCCCTGTCAACAACAAGTACATTGTCATTGGCACTGATAATATCCATGTCAAGTTCATCAGATCCGGCAAGAGTCAATGTTCCATTTTCACGTAGCTTATACCAGAAGAATTTTCTTTTAGCGGTATCACCGGTATAGTCTGTTTCACCGACCATCAGTTTGGCAGTTATAATCTGTTGGGCAGCATCTTCCCACGGATTCCAGAGGTGAGTAGATTCACTATCGAGTGTCAACAATGGATTTGCATCTGTGGCATTGATACATTTAATCAGCTTCGTTTTTTTGAAAACGATTATCTGGTTAGTACGTGTATCGAGATACTCAGCATAAAAATCCAACGTTATAGGATGCAAGAGAGCAGCATTCTTTTTAACCTTGATCTGGCCTTTGTTTGTGCCATCCTGGGTTATTTCATAGCTATTATTGGTACTCTCGATCAGAGTCTTTTTCCCATTGATGATTTCATTCCATTTGAGATTTATCAATTTGGCATTGATATTATGCTCTTTGATAATTCCATCCCGGTCGATGACATCACACTGCGGTAACAAGACTAACGGGGTTAGAGTGTAGTCAGCTTCATAAACTCCCGTAGCTGCATCATACGTCTGTAATGAAGCGATTGAGCCGACCTCGTTTATTGCTACATGTACATGCAGCGGTTTATAGTTTATTTCTATTCTCTTACGTTTCATAAAGGAACCTCCATTTCATCAGAATGTATTTTTTGACCATCACGTAGTAATACCGTGGCTTTAAAGACACAATATCCAATTTTGGGAAAATTACTCCCAAGATCATCACGATGTATTATCAATTTTTTGCCAGTATCGGCGTGCTTTACTGCCCAAGCATTATCCTCTGTCACATTTTCACTATTGCGAGTCCACTCAATATCAATATCCAGAATATGCTCTGTCACATCCCGGTTATAAATCTGACCGCTAATTTCGAGTGTTGTCAATTCGTCTATAAGGTTGCCATCTTTATCAAGTTGATCAAAGTTTAGGAACCATCCGTTTGTTGACTCAATATCTATGCTAAAATTCGGATTACCTTCGATCATAGCCCAACCAGTAGAACCGTAGCGTGGCTCATCCAAGGTAACATTTATGAGACATTGCCAACGGCAGCCGTAATGCCACACGGTATCCGCTGAAGTGGAAGACACAGAATAGGGTTTATCAGAAGCTGCGACCTCAGCACTCCAGTTTCCACGATCCACAAGCGAAACGACAGGAATACCTTGTTTATCTACGCGCAACAAATCCTGTATAACAGCTCCACGGCAGTGTATATAGCTATGGCGATAGTTGATAGGCAGGTTATCAAACAATGACAGTTGTTTGAGTTTACCGGCAATAATGGCGTAGTTATATTCCTCCAAAATTGGTTTTGTAACGCCATCCAACATACAGATACATTTCTCACGGGATGATAGATACCAGTACGATTGACGGTCTTCATTCACGGGGTTGCCACGATGAGATAATATCATTAGCGGTTCTGGAGGATAATTCTTGCCACCGGGTACTTCATTATCCGGATACATAACAGCATTGATAGTGTTAGCTGATGTATCGACATGTAGGACACGCAACCATGAAGTATAATAGTTACCACTACCGGAAGCAAGCTCATTCACTACACCATAAACGACATCGTTTTCGGCCAATGCCGTAAAATCATTCTCCCAACGTTTACGAAGTGGAAGTAGATAAGTACCATCAGCCAACAACTTTACACTTTCAATAGTCCCTGACTCGGAAAATGAATAATCACTCTCCATAGCTGAAAGACGGTTGAAAATAATCTCTTGAACAATAATACCGAAACGAGCTTCCAGGATATCAGCCTGAACACGACCGTTTTTAAGCAGAATACCTTTGCCTGCAGTTAAAGAGTCGATTGTCTCACCAACTTCGGCACCTCCCAATAGTTTCAGGAGATAAGGTGTTCCATCCGGTTCTGTCTTAGATAAGAAGTACTTTTTCAGTTCTTCAAGATCTATACTCTTATCCTTCAGAGCTTCATTCAAAAATGCGAGTACAGCAGCTACATGACGGTTAGAGACACTGTTTTTCAGTATCGCTTTGTCGATATAGTCTATAAGCTGGTCTATAACTTCTTGTTGTTGCTGTGTGCTCATATCAGTTGAATTCTTTGGTGAACTGTTCGGTGTGTATGCGTGGTGATCCGAATTCATCATCCAGCAAAGAACCGGTGTGATGGTGCTCAGACTCGGCAAAGCGCAATGTTAACTTGATGCTTTCCGGAACTGTAGCACGCGCTGCAGATGTCAGATTGTCTGCGGTGGCAATAACCTTGATATTGCGGCCATCCAATCCCAGGATCTTGATATCATCCGAAGACAGCATATCAATGAGGTGCCCGAGTTCTTCCGGAGAGCGATATCCGGATTCTACTTTCAAAGTATCGGTTCCGGACTGGCGTTCGCGGGCTTCGACATAATCATCTACCAGTTCGTCATAGACAAAGTATGTTTCTTTATCCGCTGCCTTGTGCTCGATGGAGCCGATACCGGTGACCTCGATACGTTCGTACGCTCCGTATGAGTTTAAAAACTCAAGCAAGTAGCGTTCACGTGTGACTGTTCCGGGAGTGATCATAATAGTACATGCTTTCGTTTCTCCGGAGTAGACATCAAAAACAGATGCCAGGACATGATTAGTCTCAAAAAGATTCTTCCGGAGGCGATATAGGTTAAGTGCAACAGGATCTCCGGTTGTGCCGGGTAGAGGAATGTCAATCCCAGCAGCTACAACTTTCAGTTCTGCATCAGGGTAGATAAAGGGGATTGGCAACAGTTCCGTTTCCCGGATCGTAAAGATACGCCCGTTTCCGCGGGTGGTCTGAAAGAAGTTTCCTGTAGAGTTAAGTAACTTCCAGGTAAATATATTGCTGTTTTTATCATTCAGCCGGCGGAGTGTCCTTTTGCTGACTCCACCGATCAGCGCTTTCAATGTTAGCGTCACTTCTCCACCTTCCGTATTAGTGACCGTGATGGTGATATCCTTAGCTCTGCCGGTTGCACTGAGCAGCACATCTACGGATTCATTATATAAAGTAGTCGGTTGCACGATGGCGGCAAGTATATCCTGAATAAAGACAGAAAAATCACCCTCACCGCTACCGGTGTAAACGGTATTATTCCCTTCCTTGATTACATAAGTAGCCAAAGAAGTGGTATTGACTGACAGCCTGATCGGGTTCCCGGTCAATGCCATGGTTGCAGGATATATATTAGCGGTCAGACTCATAGCGGAGTATAAGTTAATAAAAGAATATTCTCAGATACGGATATCGTACACGCACAACAAATTGCCAGAAACACATCACGTTCCGGAGTGGGTGCCGTGAGGAATACAAACAGATCGTCAGCCATGGCAACGTTGTTGCCGGAGAACTGGCGATAAGCAGAGAGTAACATATCTGTGTTACTTGCTTGCGTGGCTGTTATGTTTTTGTTGCTAATCATACTGCAAAGATGGATTTAGATCGCGGATACTTAAAGGACAACTCAAATGCCGGTTGCTTGGATCCAGAGATTATATTTGAACTCGAAATGCACTCCCCCGTATTCTTTCTCTTCATAGATCGGAATACCGGTACTGGTATAGTTCTTGATAACTCTGATCTTATAGTAGAGATCAAAGCTATAGTTTACCTGTTTGATGAAATGGGTTCGCTTGTTATCGAAATCATCTTTGGTCGGTACGGTGAAAGGTATCTCAGCATCGGAGGTTTCGTCACTGACTTCATTCTTCCGGTTGACACCGATCCAGGTTGCAGGTGGTTTGACTGCAGTCTGCCATTGTCGGATCTGCTCGCCGCATACGGAATTGTAGACTGATTCCCGGTTATTAAAAAGGACCCATTTATAAAGCTGTGGTATCGTATGAATGCCTTGTTCCTTATCAAGATCATAAGGCTTGAGTAGTTTAATAGTCCGTAAATTTACGGTAGCCGGCAAACTGAAATGCAGCGGTAGCTGATACCTCTGTGTATCGACTAAAAGCCGTTGGCCATCAAGAGCGACAGGGGTACTAAAATCAGCATTCAAGAGCTGCTTGTGTTCCAGGTGTAATTTGGCTTCAATGGTGTGGTTAGCATGCCTCAGAATCGCATCATAGTCTTTCCAGAAGCGGTTGAATAATCCGTTTTCCCCGACGAATGTCATCGAGATATCATAGGTGTGCCCGTTCTTGTCAACAACCTGCCCGTTGGATCCATAACACCGGGGACTACCACAGGGGCGTGTTGTTGGCAGGGAGAAGCAAAAACAGAGCGGAGACGTGTTTTCTGACTTTTCCGAGAGATTGACATCAGAGCTTGAGATATTAGTGTACCGGTGAATCTTACCGAACAAATATGCAGGACACGCATAATTATCATCCGGAGCACTGGCTTTGATCGGCAGGCATTCATCTACTGACGATATATCTTCATAGTCGATGTTAGCTTCTTTATCCCAAGGAAAGAAGTCAGAGGATACAACACCGAGTTTTCGTGTCCGGAGATTACGTACGCAATAGGTCCCGTTACTCTGGGCGTAGCTCAGATATCCGTCATTATCCTGTTCACCGACAATGTACCCGTATGGCTTGAGAAACTTGTCCAGGGAGTCGGCTGCAGGAGAAGCGACTAACAGCGGATACGGGCCACTGATCGAAGTTGCTGCAGACAATTTCAATTGTTTGGGGGTGTTGTAATTCGTTATAGGTTCGGCAGCTTTCAGTTTAGACCAGTCTTGTGAAGCCGGAGAAGTGATAATATCCTTGATAAACCTGAGTCGTACAGTCTTTGTTTTTCCATCGACAAAGTAGACCATTCCAAAGCGGCAGTAAAGTGCCTGCAGGAGTTCGTTTATTGTGCAATCCGGCATGAGGTCTGAATAGTCGATAAACCCTTTGACACAACAGTCTGCAGCGTTGTTGAGCACCACCAGGCGGGAGAGTTGCGGATGTGTGGAGAAAGGGTTCTCCGTGACATGATATCCAAAAGTGTTGAAGATATAATCAAGCAGCCAGGACACTTTCAGAAAAGGAGTGATCCCGTAACCAATGGGCACTGAAGTGGCGACAACTTCACTGTTCAGCAGATAGGTTTCTGTCCGGGCGGCACCGTTTAATTTGTATTTTTCACCTTCTTTGATGATGGAGTTTAGGTATTCCGGATAATACACGTCTGCATCATTTTCTTTGGTTTCCGGTATGGCTACACAGATCTGGAAGACATGGAACGGAGTATCTGTCTTCCGGTCATTCATAATATCATCGAGGTAGGCGATAACGTCTTCAACTCCATTTTCCGGGCTGTATTTCGGCAGCCCTTCAAAAGACCGCAGGGTTACGGAGTTCCAGATATTATAAATCTCGGACTCGTCAAAGCCGATATTAGAGACAATGCCAGTACTGTGTGAGGCTTGCGTGATATTCATTTTCCCGACCCGGTGATAGATACCATCGGATACGGTGATCCGCGCATCTTCAACCGGTGCCTGATCCGTATCCGTCCGGTTTATGTATTTAACCAGGCGCAGGTTGTTTTTAGATGACGGTATCGTGGCAGAGGTGGATTGCGATCCCTGGTCATTAAAGACAGGTGATGTATCTTCGATTTCAATATTGAAATCAGAAGGCAGGTCAAAAGTTCCTGATTGAGTAGTGATCTTTACTGACATGGCTATTTATTTTGTTTGGTAAATGCTTGCTTTGATTTTCGGTCCAGTTCTTCAGCGTCTCGCAGATCCCGGAGTACAACGTAGGCTTTCAGATGTTTCAAAGTGGCAATAAGCGAGCGCAGCTCTGCGATCAGTTGGTTGATCTTACCTTCATCTTGAGAGGTTGTTTCCGGGGTAGGTGAGGGGGGAGCATTGAAGGATCCTGTCTCCACCGGTGTGTAGTTTCCGGCAGCTCGTTGCGGTACCCGACCGCTCCGGGCATCTTGGATCGCATCGATCACCAGCGGATAATTAACATGCTTCTGCAGACGGGCGAGATCTTCCGCATTGATGATAAGTTCGTCTCCACGCTCTGATATCAGAGCCGTTTGGCGTACAATACCGGTAGGAGCAGGGCCGATGTAAGGTACATCCCGGTAAGTCTTTCCGTCTTCTTCACCGATAACGTCATAGTTACCGGATGCCCACTGTCGAACGGTCACGTTGGCGGTTGGAGCCTTGTTTTCGGTATCAGTGGCAGAACTGGAGCTTTTCTTTCCACCGATCAGGGCTTTCAATCCGGCACGAGCTGCGGCAATCGTTCCACCGATAACAGCAGCCAGAGCCGCACCGGTTGCGATACCTAAGAAACCTTTGCTACCTATTTCACGGGCTTGAGCTTCTGCGATGGTGGTGATACCGATACCGGTTAATCGTATCAGTTCTGCGTCGATCATGGTGGTTAGTACATCAAAGACGATATCGACCATAGAGTCACCGAAGTTTGCCAAGGCGTTTTCCTGTCCGGCAATGACGTTGCCTATTGCTTCTCCGAAACTGTTGGCATACTGCATCATGGCGGTGTGCTGTTGTTTACCGCTATTCAGTTGTTTTTTTGCAAGATCTGCAGCGATCTTTGCTTCTCTGTCGGCTGCTTTTTTTCGGGCGCTAAGTTCTTCCTGGATACACTTCATTTTGAAATCTAAAAGCTGCTCTTCGATGCTTTTCCTGGCGTCAGCATCCAGCCCGGCAATCTCAAGAGAACGTTGCAGGTGCATGATGGCCAGTTGTCCTTTTGCGTCTTCATAATCCTTTTCAGTCTTCAGGTTTTCGTCACTTTGGGAAATGAAGAGTTCTTTCAGATCACGTTGTTGTTTCTCATAAAGCGCCTGTTCTTCTTCGATGGCCAAGTCTACAGCTTTCTTTCGCTCCTGGATCTGTATATCTCCGAGTTGCTTTTCAGCGTCGGCAGCTTCCGTAGTTCCCTTGCCGGCGATATTAATAACTCGTTTGAAATGTTCTTTCTTTAGATTCAGCATTCTGGTTTCGTACTGCTTTTCGGTTTTCAGTTCTTCGCTGTATCCTTCCGCATATATTTTCTTGATATCTGCCTGTTGCTTATCATAGAGTATCTTTTCTTTTTCCAGGGCGGCTTTACGGGCTTTTTCTGCTTTCTTTTCGTCCGGATCTGTTTTCGCTTTTGGCGTTATTGGGGTTATTACGACTTCTGGTAAGACATTAGCAGGATCTTGTTTCTTTTTCTGGGGGGTGCCGATAAAAGGGTTCATCTCTTTCTTTGTATTGTTAACCCGTTTGACCATTTTTTCTATTTTTTCTACATAATCCTCTATTTCATTTTCAAGGTCAGTTACTGGCAAATAGCGACCTTTAAAGTTCTTGGTTCTTAAAACCTCCATAATAGAGGCAGTAGTTTCTTTTACTGAATGACCGCTTTCTATATATTTATCGACTGTAGTAGTGAGTCCCTGTAATAATGGATTAAGTTCTGACTCTGGTAACTCCTTTGCCAGTATCTCGCGTATGTCATTCATCTGCTTTATCCGACCTTCGAGAGTCTCGCTTTGTATAGAGTTTATCTTTTCCTGAAGGGCTTTTTGAGCAAAGTTTTGACTCATGGCTTTATTGATATCCCGGTATGCCTGTTCGATATCTTTTAGAGTACTGTATTCGTTCAACAGATTAGGGAGATACTGCCCGTATTTAGTGTTGATTTCCTCGATGAGTTCTTTGCGACGTTGGGTTTTATCGGCTGCTGACTTGGTAGTATCAATCAATACTCTCAGATGCCGTCGCTCTTCCTCGCTTTGTTCCAGGAAGGATTTAACGGCTTCTTTTGCATCATTGGTTCGGGTGGCGAACTTATAGATAGCCATGCCCGCACCGACAACCAAAGAAGCTATTAATCCGAATAGGTTACCTTTCATGGCAGTATTCAATGCTTTAAAAGCAGCGACGGCCATTTTTATGTTACCGGTTAGAGCATATTTTGCTATTGATAAAGCCAGTGTTCCGGCCAATAGAGCTTTTTGGCGGATAATCGTCAACTGATCCGTTGCCAGACTTGCCAGTTTCGCTTCCCGGAGTTTATTTTCATAAATTGCAGCTAACTTATTGGCTGTATAATAAGTGATGATTAGGGTGGTTAAAACGGAGATAGTTCCCATGTTCCGGGTGATGAAGTCTACCAACCTGATAAACTTACCTCCCCAGCTCACAACACCGTTAATAGATTGCACGATGGCCGGGTTCAACTTCTCCATCAGGGCAATACCCATTTCACTCATCTTGTTTTTTGCTTGGTCAAGTTTGGCGGCTGCTGTAGCTGATTTGATAGCTGCCTGATCGACGGCAACAGTGGTACCGGTGACGGCTTCGGTATAGTACTTTACTTTCTCTGCCTCACTGATCAGCACGCTGGCAACGTTATAACCTTCTTCGCCAAATTGTTTTTTTATCTGAGCTGCAGATAGCTGTTTTTGCTGCAAGTTGTCGAGGGCGGTTTCCAGTCCTACTATTTTGGGGTTGGTTTCGTCAGCTCCGGTTTGCAGGGTTAAGAAGAATTTTTTCAGTCCGGTACCGGCAATTTCATCTTTGATACCTTTTTCGGCCAATGTCTCAATGGTACCGACAAGTTGTTCAATATTGATATTGGCAGAAGCTGCAGCAACTCCGGACTTTGTGACAGCAGTCGTTACCGATTCAACTCCTGCAGCACCGAATTTAGAACCTGCAGCCATAACATTGGCATACCTCGCCGCATGATCTGCACCGTCACCGTATTGGTTCAGTGATAAGGTTACAGCATCGACAGCGTCTTTTAAAGTCATTCCGGAAGCAGAAGCCAGAATAAGGGTTTGTTTGGTCACTTCGGCCAGAGCTTCTTTATTATCCAACAACTCCGGCTTGGCGGATCCTACTAATTTATAAGCGTCCAGGATCTCAGTTGCTGACTGGCGGATCCGGATACCGCTTTCGTCCATGGTTGTGGATAATCTTTTTGCTTCCTGTTCCAGCCAGTTGACACTGTCATCATCCAATCCGGTCAAAGCCTTTACATCGGCCTTGGCTTCTTCACGTTGGTTGCGCTTCTCCCGGAGCTGGTTTAGCTTGAGTGTTACACCGGTGATAGCGGCAATGCCGGCTGTTACAATGGCGGCGTATTTATTAAAAATACCGATAGCCTTGCCGAAGGCTGTACCTTGGCAACCGACTTCTACACGCATAGCTTGTTGGGCACGTGTCACGGCTTCGGTTACATGACGGTTTTGTTCCAGGGCGGCAGTGTATTGCGTGGTTCCCGGTGTGGCTTCGCGCAAGTTTTTACGTACCTGTGTTTGTACAGCAATCAGTTTCGTGTAAGATGATCCGGAGAGGTTGTTGAGCACAGCCTCGGTTTCCTGTACTTTGGCTTTGTAGTTCTGCAGGGTTCGGTTCTTAGCTTCCAGCTCTTTCTTTAGCTTCTTGCTTTTACTCTCGTAGTTGGCTTCGCTTTTATTGAGATTAGCCAGTTTTTCTTCCAGCTTCTGGATAGCTGCTTCAACAGTTGCAGCCCCTTGCGCTGCAGGGGTGCCGTCGATATAAATTTTAATGCTGCGGTTTAGGTCGTTATTTGCCATAAGGTAGGTTATTTATCTATGAATATTCTGGTAGCGTCGATCAGCATGGTGTCGAAATACCTTGTTACAATGTCGGCGAGTTCCGGGAGACGGTTTCGCACAACGGGATCAAACCATTCAAATGCGTTGCGGTTACCGGTGCCCTGGCTGGCATTCAGAGAATTGGGGTTTGTATGCTTTACGATTCCGGTACTTACTTCAATTCCGTTGATGTTTTTTAGCTTGGTCCAGTTGGAACCGATTGTTCCACCCTGGCTTCGCCCGGCTCCTTTATGGATGTAGATGCCATGGCGTGGAAATGAAAAGCCAAGTTGGTTAATGATGCCATATTTATCGGTGTAGGCTTTAGGGTGTAGTTCCCGGGCTATGCGCATACTTCGGGCGGCAATGGTAGCGCGAAGTTGTGCGGCTACGGAGTTTTGCCAGGCGTTAATAGCATTATTATATTCTACCACACGGTCGGCGTCTTGAGCCATTGAATAGCGTTCGGTTTCGGAGATGGTTTCAAGGCGAATAAGGCTCGATGTTCCGGCCCCGGAGAGGCTGTTTTGCTTGCGCTTGGCTGCATTGTATCTTCGTGCTGCACTACGGGCGTCTCGGGTGTTTTTGTAGTATCCCATAGCTATGCATTCCAGAAGGTTGCGTCAATAAAAAAGTCTTCAGCTTCATGTATGGTGAAAGTAATCATACAACCGTAGAAGTTATCTCCTATCGGCCCGATACCGTTGATTTGTGTATTACGGTCGATGGCATAAGAGAGCTGCGGATCCTGAAATAATACGTTCCGGATTTGTTTGCATACAGGGCGGCATTCTTCAAAAGCAGAAGTGATGGTTTGAGGTCGGTCAGAGATCGTGTTCCTGGCAACGATGAAACTATACTGCAGAGCATCGTTTAAGCTGTCGCCTCCATTATCTCGGGAGTCAGATTCATAGCCATTGACGGCAATCAGGATCATACCGGTTACACTGGATAGCTTATCATCCAGGTTATACAGGTCTTCCAGTCCAAAGGCTTCAAAGAAACGGGGCTTTTCGGGTGTGTGACTGATAGACTTCAGTCTGATGGCGAGCTGTTCGCCGTATGAAAAGTGATTGTAGATGTCCATAACAACACAAGGGTTTAGGTTATGGACACAAAAATAGCCCGCACGGGGCGGGCTATAAAGGACAGATATTTAAGTGATGATTATTCGGGCGTTACCATAATAAGGAAGAGAAAAACGACTACTACGCACCAAATTACCTTCCAAAAAAACGACTTGGTTGTCTTGATCACACCGATACCGATGGTGACGATTCCGGATATAGCTAATATCGTTAACATCATTTTTCTTCCTCCTTTTCTTCTTCAGGTAGCAAGATACGAATTAATTCGGATAATCTTGCCGCAGCGAGTTGTTTTTCATCCATAGGGGTGGTAGGATCCAGCAGAGAACTAACGAGTTGTAGGGCTTCTTTGCGTTTCATTGAGTACCTCCTTCCGGGATAAAGGTTGATAACATGTCTTGCATGCATAATAATTCTTGGGCAAGTTTAAGACGTTCTTCAGTGTTGCCGTAGCATTCACCGTTAACGACACAGTAAAGCGCTTTGCGTATGGTGGTGTTCCATAATTCTGCGCCACCGGTTTGCAAAGTATCTACACAATCAATGATTTCGGGGGTTAAAGCGATTTTCTTAGTCATGATTTACCCCCTTTCTTTGCTTTGTAGACACAATAGGCGGCTACTAAGAGACAAGGAGGAAATACAAAGCCAATGCAGGCAGAGAAGATTGCCGCCATATAATAGCGGTCGGAGTCGGTTTTCACTTCGCAGTCTGTTATGCTGCGGAAATAACGCTCTTGGAGCGTGTTTACGTCCTGCGTGGAGCGGAACGAGGGCACGAAAGATTCGGTGCCGGAGGTTAATTTATTCATTTTGTAATGCATTTAAATGAAATAAAATAATATGTTGATTAATACACACTAAGTGTCAACTAAAAGACGGGAAGGGAACAAAGAAAGTTCCGCTTTCCCGTTGCATTACACCTGATACAGGCAGTGGGCGCATTAACGCTCCACACGGGGGTCGGAACTATATGTTAACCGATAGGCACAAAAAATGCCAACGGCAAAAGTTGGCGAACTGTCTCGCCTGTATCAAATGTAATGCACTGCAAATATAACATATATTATTGTGAAAAGAATAATATGTGACGTAAATTAGTGTAATTTTCACATTTGGGCAAAATAAAAGCGAAGCTGTTATGCTCCGCTTTCCTCTTTTATATGGATCGTAGAAACTCATCCTCAGATAGTATTTCCAAATCTGCCCCTTTTTCTATTAGCTTGATAGCCTTTTCTTGTTTACTACTCATTCCGTCTTCTCCGACAATGCGGTAGTCTTGTTGACCAACTACAAGGAAATTTGTTTCTCTGTTAACTCCGTTCTGGTTAAATCCGCCTATATCAGCTATTATCTGTTGTGCATCTGCACGTTTCATAGCTGAAAGTGCTCCTGTGAATACAACATTTTTTTGATAGAAAATGGATTCAGGGTTATTCTTAGACTCATCACCTATAATTTGTTTGGTTCGGGCTGCCTTGTTGATACGCTGGCAGACAGAAGACAAATAACCATCATGATTAAATTCTCCAAAAAAGAACTGAAATTTGTTTTCTATCTCTGCGAGTTCCTCACCGGATAGAGTCTCTTTGGTAAAGTCAACTCCTTTTTCTTGTGCTGCTAATAAAACGATTTCTGCGCATGCTCTTGAATCTTCTCCAGCATCGTGTTCTCCGGGCATAATGCCCAATTTATTGCATAAAGAAGAAAGAGAATAAGACGGTTCTCCTGGCCATACTCTTCGAGAGACAGCTAAGCTACATCCAAAGAATAATGAAGGAAAAGGCAGCTGATAGCGTGAGAGTGTTGCTATCAGTGCTTTAATGTCAAAATTTGCATTGTGTGCAAAAACAATGTTTCCAACTTTTTCATCACCTAAGTATGGGGTAATAGTAGGCCATAATTCGGCAAATGTAGGCTTATCCTTTACCATCTCTTCTGTTATTCCATGTATTCGTACATTGAAATCGTCGAAGAAAGTTTCAGGGTTGATCAACCATGATTTGACATCTTTTATTTTGCCGCCCTTAACCGTAGTTATTCCTAATTGGCAAACGCTGTCTCTATATTGATTTGCTGTTTCAAAATCAATTGTGATGAAATCAAATATTTCCATATTGCATAGTATTTAAAATGTATATGCTAAACCGCCACCAGTACCGGTAGGGAACAAACGCAAACTTCGTCCGGCTTTTAGTTTGTAGTTTATAGCTACTATTTCGCAACATATAGCAGCGGCAAAACTAATTCCGGAAGCAATGAATAGTCCTTTACGTAATTTGCGATCTGATTCTATTTTATCATAGACTTCATTAGTATTTGTATAATCATCATCATATCTGTAGACTTTAGTTCCGATAACACCGGCTGTAATAGCAAGAGCCGTCCCAATGCCAGCACAACCAATTGCCGCATACTGATACTTTGCCGACTTTTCAAGATAAATGCCAGCCTCTCTGACTACATTCGGTCTTCTTCTACTTTCTGATACGCTTTGGCTACTTGGGGTGTTTTCTTTCTTAGCCCATTTGTCCAACTCCTTGTTTTGTGCAGATACAAAGATAGTTACGGCGAATAATAACGCCATTGTAATAGTGATTTTTTTCATGTTTATTTTTTGTATTAGTAAAATTATCGCAATATGGGGATTCTAATTGAGATAGTGAAATATTTCCATAGTATTTTTTATTATTGACAATGTGTAATAGTATTAATATTGTTCATGAGAGAAATCTATTATTGTTATTGAATTTATTCCATTAATTTCATTTGAGTATTGCTGTTGGATTTCTTCTGAGGAGATCTTGTTGTTCTGCATTATACTTTCTATGTAACCTGGAAGTTCTTTATACTCACCTATATGGGAACCATTTTTGTATTCAAATTCTTCATTTGTATATGCAAAAAAATAATTTTTGAGGAAAGACTTTATATCTTCATGAAGTATTAGTTCGCAACATAAAATACATGAGAGGGGAATTGATTCTTCTAATAGTTCATTAGAAGTAACTTTTGTCTTCTTAGGGTCAATTATACTCTCTTTTATTTCAAAAGCTCCTACTAGATAAACACCTTCATTCTTAAATCTTTTGGGGCAACGACTTTTAGAGATAGAATTTGTATAAAGTGCATATAAAGGAATAGAATTGGTTTCTTTGGCATCTTTTATTAATTTTTCTATCTGTTTACCTTCCTTGTAATTTAATGCTTGGTAAACCGATTTAGTGGCTGTTATCTTTTTAGCCTGAACTCTGAATTTGTAAGAACGATGTGGATAAATAATCCACCATTCCCAATCGGCACCAGTTGCTTTGGCTTCTTCGTGACGAGAAAAGGTCACACTTGTTATATTAGTTATTCTTTCTCCCATTTGATAAAGAAGCCAATCTGTAATGGACTCTTCTTTTACGTTTTCTTGTTTCTTAATCCATTCTAATATGTCTAAAGATATGTTTTTCAGATGTTTACAATTTGAACTCATGATTATAGAATTTTATTTTTTTGCAATATGGGAATATTTTATGTAAATAACAAAAAGAATACGTTTCTTGTCAATAGAAAAGGTTTCCAATCTATGGAAACCTTTTTTAATTTGTTAAAGCCAATGACTTCAATCATAAAATGTTAGAAAGTTGTTATTGGTTATGAGAAAGCTTAATAGGACTAACAGGCGGTAGAATACAGTTATCTGAAAGAATCATATATTCTTTGCCCTTTCCTACAGTAGCTGCACTATAATTTAATGAGTACTCAAACATACGATAATTTATGTAAAGATCACGAATGAAGTCTACTTTGTCGTAAGTTACTATCCATTTTTGGTTTTCTATTTGAGTAATTGCGTTGTATATATCAAGGTGGTCTTGGTCATTATAGTAATTCATGTATAATCCTTTGCCTTTTACATAATAAGGAGGGTCAAAATAGAATAATGAATTGTTGGGTAAGTCATTCTGCAAGTTGTTTACTAACTCAACGGCATCTAAATTGAATAACTCGATATGATTAGAAAATCGAGCAATGGCTTGAATTCTTTCTCTAAGTTTATCAGGGTTGTATCGAGCGTCAATCAGATAATTACCTGTTTGGTTAAGTCCTCCAATAACGCCACCTTTTATGATACCAGAACGATTAGTACGGTTTAGAAAAAATGTAGAGAATCCTAAAGATAATAAATCGACATCAGCTTTATTCCTTTGAATTTCTCTTTGCCGGTGCCAAGTCTCCATCGTAACCGGAGTGTTTGTTATTAGTTGGCAAAACTCTTCACTATTATTTAATACAGAATGCCAAAACGCAAATAATGAACGATCCATATCATTTATAATTATTCGATTGACAATCCTATTCATTAATAGATAGAGCGCAATTGATCCTCCACCTACATAAGGTTCGATATAAGTACCTCCTACTAAATTATTAGCAGTGAATAATTCAGAGAAGAAGGTTGAAATTTTACCTTTTCCGCCTGGATATCTAAGGGGAGAATAATATGTCATAAGATTATTCAGCTTCTATTTGTGCCCACAAAGTTAGCATAAAATCTTGAATATTATCCCATGTCGTTTGTATATCCCCAGGTATGGGAGATAATTTATTACTATGTACATATGCATGCATCGTATCTACACCCCAAACAGAATTTTTTTCTTTTGTGAGTAATTTCACTGCCATTGTGATAGATTCATCTGCTAATTTATTCTTATGTAAATATTGACTAACATCATTAACTTTCTGATATAGAGATCTGGGAGCTAATGATGCAGATATTTCCCCTTCTTTTAATAGTCCCTTAGCTTCAAGAAAAGAGTCAACACTTAATTCTAGGAAGACTCTTAGTGTTACGGCTGCACAGTTAACAAAGCTTTTTACATCAATTTTTTTTAATTCATTATAAATTTTATTCGCTTTGGGATTAGCTATTCTGATTGCTAAATTAGAGGGAATAACACTTTTGCGTGTTACTGGTATAGTTGACTTCGTGGATTTATCCTCCTGTGAACTATTAGAAGGTTTGTTGATAGGATGAATAGGGGCTGATTTTTGACCTCCTTCTGTCTCATTTGAAAAATCCTCTATATCAGTATCATCATCGTTTTCTGTTGACCAATTGTTTAAACTCCATGGCGTCGTTGTTTTAGATAAATCAGGTAAGCCATCACTGATTTTTTGTATAAAATCAGCGCGGTCTTTAGCTGTGTAAATAGATTTAACGGTAAAGTTTGGCTTATCCATCTCATATACTATCCGACTAAATCCTTTGGCTATTTCAGACTCTTCAATTCCGGAAATCAACTGGGAGTTAATCCATGAAATACCTAATAATCTTCTTATATTTGTATCATTTATAAAACGTTCGAAGTTTGTTAATTTGATTTGCTCGCTCATTTTCTTTATTTCGTCTGAAATAAAAACTGAGTTCCTTATAAAATCCATGGCCTGAATTTGTATAGGAGGATTTTTCCCGTGTTTTTTATTAAACCTATGTATTTCTTCTGATTCCCATTCAACTGTACCTACTCCTTTTTGTTCTCCGGTATGTTCTAGCTCTACCCAATTATCTGCGGATAAAGCATCAGAATATACATAACATAGTATTGATTTAATAGGATTTTGTATATATCTATTATGTAATTTTTCAAATTTCAATCTAAGAGTAGGATATTTTTTTCCATCAATAAGTTTGGGTCGAGAAAGGAATTTAATAGCAGTAGTTCTTCTATTCCCATCTTTAACAACATATTTATTATAATGTGGTATCACATAAAATGGCTTTGGAGATAATCCTCTATTTACGATATCTGCCGCTAAAAAATAAATTTTGCTTCCCATTTTTTGAAGCATCATTTCTAATGCCAATTTTTCATTTTCAACAGGTTCAAAACGATCATTCTCAGGATTGAGAATTAGCCGTGTTATTGATATTTGCTTGTAGTTTTTAGAAATAGCCATAGTCTTATAATGGCGAATCCCTTATCAAAACGTGCCCAAAGGTATAGTGAAACCTCAATCCGATTTTACGGATTACGTTTTGAAAAGGGATTCATTTTTGATTATTAGCTTTCACTAATTTAAGGGCTCCGCTAAGGTAGATATTTATTGGAATATGACAAAATAAAAGTGATATTTTTGTTACTTTGCTTTTATTTTATTATAAGTGATCAGAAGTTTGCTACTTCATGATATTTAAGGAAATAATATATAGCAACCTTATGCCATTTGGTTAGATCCTTATCTCCGGAGAGGACAGAAGATACGGTGCATTTGTCAATGCCGGTGTAGTTACTCAGATGCTTGGCCTTTAAGCCAAGTTTATCCATACGTCCTTTGATCCAGTCAACGGTGATGTTGTCGATATCCTTACGGTCAAAGTTAACTGCGGATACAGTCAGTTTCCAGTCTTCGGGGATCTCGCCTTTAAACATTTCACGTATACGTTCAGTCAGTTCCTTTTTAGAGAGGAATTTGTCATTGTAAAGGTCTTTTTGCTCGGCACGGACTATTAGGCGGTTGTCTGAATAAGATACAACTTCGATAATGATATGCGCCATACGGCGATACTGCTTTGCGAACTCTTCGAGCCGCTTTTTAACCTCTGCAGGAAGAGGAAGTAATTCTAAATTCTTCATGTTGCATCAATTTACGAGATAAAAAAGGCTTCCAACTCGTGGAAGCCTTTTTCCCTCGGTCTGAGTAGGGGTGTTAAATCAATACAGAGACCGTTTGTAATTCATTTGCAAAGGCATGTAACCCGTCTTCTATCTTTTTCACTTGTTGCGGGCGTGGTTTACTACGTCCTGCTGCATAATGAGCCAGCTGCTTTTGGTGAATACCGGTAATGGATTGCAGACCGGAAAAGGATAGGATACCTTGATAATAATTCAATAGTGCACAAGTATCGAACAGGTAGATAATTTCGTATTTACCATCGAATACGGCAGGATATTTGTCCCCGTCTTTTTTGGCGCAATCCAAATAGAAATCAATACTTTCTTGAACGTATACTTTGAATCTTTTAAAATCCTTACTGCCGGATACTGTCCAACCGGGTAAAAGATCACACGTGCAACAATATCCAGTTTCCGTATGGCTTGTTTTCATGATAACCTGTTCCATGACCTATATAATTATTGTTAAACATCTAAAGTAAAGCGGTCACAAGGACCGCTTATATTAAATCAAAACTCTTGTTCTACGAGAGCGAGCTCTCGGGGTGCTCCTTAGAACTTTAACCCCGATTGCTCTTCAATGCTCCGCAGCAACCATCCTGATCGTGTATCTGATAGCTTGCCATTGATTGTCACCTTTCCTGTTTTAGTAGGATGCTTGAATTGTCGGTGACTTGTTCCATCGTGGCTTGCCTGATACCAACCGTCTTTTTTCAAAGCTCGGATGATTTCTGAAACTTTCACTACTTTCATAGAACGTCGTGTATTGATTTAACGCTGTAAAGGTAGTGATATTAATAATATAATCCAAATGTAAATGTATTAATTCGTAGTAAATATACTATTATTAACACCCGCATTTATTATGTAATCTTTCTTCCAGTTCGTCATGCTTACGAACTGATTCATCCATGCTGTAAAGAGCATCCATCAGGTTACCTTTCCGGACGGCGTCTTTCTTTGTCATGTCGGAGTTGGCGAGGGTATCGAGTAGGCGCAGCTGAGAGTCGAAAACATTGTTTCTGATACTACCTTCTTTGCCGGAGAAGACACGCGGGAACTGATCTCCTAAATTAATCAGGCAACCGGTGATAAACCAATACATGACTATTTTCTGTGTATCCGGCAAATGGCGAAGCAATGCGGCGTCTTTATCCAGGCGATTGATGTCGAATGTCTTTCCACGGTGCCAGAGGCAGGCTAACAGATGATTGATCTTTTGCGGATCTTGCCGCATGGCGTCCCGGTAGGTCTGCATATAAATGAATTGTTCGAATGTGATATCGTACAGACCATCATCAGGTCCGATGAATTTTTGCATCCGGATACGTAGAGTAGGATAGGGGTTAACAAAACGATCCGGCTTGATATAGTATTGTGGAGCAATACCATATCTTTGGTTTTCCCGTTCAACCAAGAAATGGAATAGATGGGCCAAGCTGCAAACTTCTTCCGGAGTGAGCAGGTATTTCTTTCGGCGAACACGAAAGCTCACGTTCTCGCTTTCTTTACCGACGGAGATACGCACCTGATCACCATAGACCTTACGGTGTCGACTGACATGTGCCTTTAGGCAATACAGCAGCATGTAGATTTTAACTTGCTCAATAGAGACATCGTTTTGCGTTAGTTTGACCAAGTATGCCATATCTTTATTGCTCAGTTCGTCCCATCTTTCAGGTAACTGATACTTGTCATCGTAAATCTGTATTTGATGCATAGTTATGATATTGAGGTGAATACTTTCTTTTCCTTAGAGTTAAAGTTTATGGCCGTAGATGGCTTGTTTACTCCCAGATCTTCAGCATTGGCATTCAAGAAGCTGTTTATCTTACCGGAATAATAATCGGCTTGTTGGGCGAAGAAATTGCCTGTTTCCGTGCTGTCCTGATAGATTGGCCGGAGAATCGGTTGATATTCCGGAGTACCGGATCCGGTTCGTTCCTGGCGTGAAGTCTGCGAAGTGTACAGTTCTGCAGATTTGTTTGCCAGGTATCGGATTACATATTCCTGCAGGATCTTGAACTTTGCGTCTTGGTCAGTCATGGCCAATAGTCGGTTATATAAATCATCCGTCAGCATTTCCCGAACATGGCGTTCCTGAAGCTGACGGATAGTAGGCAGCATGGTACGGTAGGTTAGGGTAGAGTAGTCGATATTCACTAACCCGATATCTTGGTATTCCTGAGCCGACCGGATGAAACACGACACTTGGTTAGTGATACTGATATGATCCGCATAATCCGGATATTTCAATTTGTTGCGTTCCAGATAATCAAGCAGACGATCAAGAGCCTGCATACCTCGATAAAAGAGACTAACCTTTGCTGCGGCGATTTTTGCTTCATTGGCAGGTGAACGTTTACCTTGTTCGTTTTGAACCGTTATACCGCTATCTCCGAAACTGATACCAAGTTCATTGGTAGCGAGTGCAAGGGTAAGCGGACCGAGGCAGCGCAGGATCTTGTCTTTGAGCGTTGTGTCTTCGCCGGTACTGGCGATATCAATGATCACATTGCCGACTTGTGGCTCGATGTAGATATCGAGCGCATCGTTGATATAAGGCGATACGGACTCATAAGGTATCGCTGCATTAATTTTGACAACCGTTTTTAAGGTATCAATGTCGGGAATGATAGTGTTCATTTTTCTTCTGTTTCTGGGGTTAAACCTGTATTCTTTACTGCGCCTGTTCCCTGATCTAATGTCGTCAATTGGCAGTTTGTGATGGAGAAGTAGATATCTTTCGGCCAGTCATTGATTGCCTTGGCAAAATAAAGCGGCTCCAGTGTGGCTTCTTGATACATTTTCATAAGCGCTTGTTCGATGGTAAACAGTTCCCGGGCCTCTGTTCCATTGATACTTTTTCCCTTGCCTGGTGATGCACCGATAATTGAGGGATGCACGCCCATGGCGTAACAGATGGTGTTACTTACTTCTTCGCTGTCTTCGATATATTCGCCGCCGATCTGTTGGTTGGTCAGTGCGGAGATGATGATATCTTTGTCCTCAAATCCTTTGATCTTGTCGTAGCGGAATTCTGCAACAAAGGCTTTACCGGCATTTTCTTCACCTGCCAAAAAGTCGTTCATTTCCTTCAGGAAGTCTTCACGGCATTGGGTCTTTTCGTCGTCGGTAGTGAGGTTTTTGGCCTTATAGAGCTTTTCCCAAAATGTATCTTTTATGTAGATTACATATCGCAAGGTCATTTGATTTTTTATCAGAGCCTTTTTATATACCGGTATGGCAGAACTGAAGTCATACCATCCGGAGGCAAAGACAGACCACCAATATGGGCGGCAATAATAGAACCGTCCGGGCGTATTGATACGAATGTTGTGGATGAAGTTACGTTCTTTGCATACTTCTTTTTTGCCGTCTTTATTCGGCAACTTTCCCATACGTACTTTCAGGTCCCGCAAAGGGCTTTGCCTGTCGAGCAATGGCGTTGCGATAACGTCGGTGGGCGTACCTTTATTCCATTCAGCCGAATAGCCATGCCATTCGCTTTTTCCGGTTTTCTCGTCGATCTTGCTGATCCGCGAACAAGTCGTCTCTTTCGCTTTGATCTGCACAATTTTGGGCGGATTATTGTTGTCACACAGGTATTCGACGTATGAATCGTAGAAGATTGCCAAGTCATTGGCGACTTCGTGCCGAATGAGTGCGTAGTTATTGTTTTCGATAAATTCAAAGATATCGGGGTACTCTTCCGGAAGAACTTCTTCTTTTACGATTTTATTGGTACCGGAATCCCGGTACTTACGGTAGACCATTACTCCATCACCGTAGATAACTTTGTTTTTAAATTCGATATTACTGCCTACGGTGACGTTATGACCTATCTTTTTCATGATGTCGTACATCATGTTATTATTTCGGCCACGGGGCACAAATTCTATGGGTGCGCTCTTGCCTTTAGGTACGACCGGAATGGCGTTAGTCTCCCTATCAGTGACAATATCGCTGTTATCGCTGAACTTTATAATATCCTTGCCGCCTTTAACGACTCCGTATGTACTATATCCAGGCTTTTTAAGTTCTACTTTTTGCATTAGAAATACACTTTGAGGTTATTAATCCGGGTAATTAGGCAGCGGCGGATCTTTCGAGGGCTGCTTTCTCCTGCAGGCAGTACGTTGATGGTGCTGCCTGCACTGTGAAAAGATGTGAGTACAGCGCGTTCGTAAGTGACAAGCTCACCGGTACTGCGTTTACAATACTGTAATGAGAACTCAACTGGTCTTCCGTTCCGACGTTTCTCCATGATCTCAGTGATCTTACTTTGATGTATGCGATCTAACATATAGTATGATGCCTATAATGATGGATAATAAGATGATGCCGATGGCTATACTTCTTTCAATACCTGTTCCGGACTCTGTTTTCTTTTGGCTCTCCTGTTGAGTGTATTCGTTCGAGGATCCTGTATCTGTTTTCTGATATGATACAGAGTCAGATGTTTGAGACGAAACATTCTCTTGGTGTTCAACCTGCTTCCGGATCTCGCTCCCCTCGACTTCCAGTTTAGATGTCGGGGATAGACCGGTAGTAGGATCCGCAGGCTTCGATGTGTCGAAGTGCCAGGTGATCTTCCATTTATTACCGTTGATATCGGTTTGCGTCTGGGCTTGGCTGGTGATGCTGCCATGAGCTTTGCTTGATAGTCTGACACTAACGCTATCTGTCTGTTCAGATACACGCACAGAAGAATGCTGATAAGCAGAGCGACAATTACACAGCAGTAGGGCAATAAGTATTGCCAGGCTAATGGGCTGCACATAGTTCTTTAGGCTTTTCGTTTGGTACATGATAGATCCGTACATTTATAAGGCTTAAGTTCATTACAGAGCTTCCGATTGTTATCTACTTCCGATTTAATCTTTTCGATTTCAGAGCGTAGTTCCTTACGTTCGGAGCGCATATCGTTAATGTCTACACGTAAGTCATTGATAAGACCTTGATACACATCCTGCATAGCTTTCATAGCATTGGCTTCAGCTTGCTTTTTGGTGTACTTCATGGTGATGATAGCTGTCAAGAATGACACAAGACCACCGCCTAATACGAAAGTTAAGATTGTTTGGGTTAATGGGTTCATAGCTTCTTTTTTATGCAAATGTATCACCTGGGTACGTGTCTGTAAAGGACAGGGCGCAGCCCGAAGGCATCAGGGAGGTACCCCACGCGAGGGGCGTTCTGAGGGGGGGGGTGCAGCATATTAGAGGAAAAAAATCTTTCGGTCTGAAACTTTTTCTCAGGGCGATGCGGGGTCTTCCGACAGAAAAAGGGGAAAATTTTCCCCTTTTGAACTCCTTTTTTGCTAAGGTACAATTACTTAGATTTTTTTTCATGGGAATACCATGAGATTAAAAAAAATCGCCCGAAAAATGCACCGGCACAAACTTTTGTCGTGATCGCAAGCTGTGACGAAAGTTTGTGTCGGTACATTTTTCGGGATTTCCCCCTCACATTCACGCCTTTGGCATGAAAGAGAGGTAGAGCGGTAAGCGTAGACGCTTCTGTAATCTCCGTTTCTTTTCCGGAACTCCCTTATCCTTTCCTATCGTGCACGGCATATCTCGCCTTTTGCCCCGCAAATGTAGGTCACCGGTCTGAAAAGCAAGATTAAACGCTGTTTCGGGCAAAAAATCTCCACCTTACAGGTAGTATTCAGACGTTCCGTTTTCCCGAAAATCTTGCTGTCATTCATCCTCGGCACCTCAATTATTGCGGTATCAAAAGGCGAAACATACCGCACGCGACAGGCGACGGAATAAAAAAAAGTCGTTCCGGGAAACGGAGAAAATTCAAAAAAGGCTCACACCCAACGGCTCAAAGTTCAAGAATAAACTAAAATCTAAAGTTATGGCAGCAAAAAGAAACATTCCCGAGGCATGGAAACAACAGTGGTCTAAAATCATGTTCAACTTTTTTGATTATTTACCTACGAAGTACGAAGCGAACAAGCGTGAATGGGCTATCAGAAAGATGATATGGGACTTTAAAGACGGAAAGCGTAGTGTATCAGTGGCGGAACTGATAGCAAAGAAGTTACGGTCACAGTTTAGCGCAGATTGCGAAAATGTAACGTTCGTATGTGTTCCTGCAAGTTCTGCAGAGAAAAACGAAATCAGATACAAGGTGTTTGCCGAGGAAGTGACACGGTTAACAGGCTGCAAGAACGCATACGAGGCAATCACTATCGAGGGCGGACGCTTGGCGATCCATGAGACGAAAAGCAGCAAGATGGTACAGGACGTTGAAGTTATTAAGTTTGATAAAGGCTTTTTCAATGGTAAAAGAGTACTCCTTTTTGATGATATACTGACGCAAGGTCATTCTTACGCTCGCTTTGCTTGTGCACTTGAAAAACTGGGTGCAGAAGTGTTAGGCGGCTATTTTTTAGGGAAAACAATTTTATCTTATAACTCATAAACGCATAACAATGAATACTTTATTTGACAATGATTGCCGCTATATGAGCGACAGAGAACTGATTTACGAGATTACCAATAACAGGCAAATCGTTTCAGACATCGAGCGGAACAATGGAGGCATAGACCTTGATAAACTGTTTGCATCCTTGACGCCTGGACGGAAGAAAGTTGCTATTGCAGCAGTAGAAATGTATAAGAGACAGCAGTCTCTGCAGGTTGAACGCAGGCAGATTTTTTCAAGCAAGGATGTGTACGAACTGATGCAGCCGTTGATAGGCGATTTACGCAATGAGGAATTTTGGATAGTGGCGATAAATAATGCATCCAAAATAATCAAGAAAGTACAGGTTTCAGTCGGTGGCATAGATCAGACCTCGGCAGATGTGCGGCTGATCATGCGAGTATTGATAGAGGCAGGAGCATCACTGTTTGCAGCGGTACATAACCACCCAAGTGGCAATTCCAAGCCGAGTAATGATGACAGGAAGCTAACAGAACAGCTAAAGAAAGCAGCGGATATATTTAATATTCGGATGATGGATCATGTGATAATAACCAATCAGGGATATTATAGCTTCTGCGATGAAGGACTCTTATAACGGGGTGGGCGTGGGTGGGCCCCATTCCGTTTGCTCGCACGCTCGCAAACGGAATGGGACCCGAAGCGGTATTTATGAGTGATTTTTACGTTCCTTCAACCACGTAGGGGCGGTGGGTTATTCATTTTTTTAGGAAGTAGACTCCACCGGATCCGCTGTTAGGCTCACGGAAGAAGAAGTTCATTCCAAGCCAAAGAGTATCAAAAGCATCGGTAACGTGTGTTTTGAACTGATCAGGTGCATCCGGCGTGTCTTCAGTCCCTTCAGGTGTTTTGTCTTTTTCAAATCCATTCTTTCCTTGGCGAATACCTGTTTGCTCCATGGCTATTTTGAGAAATTCGTTTTGATGCAGGTTTATTTGGATCCAAAGAAATTCCGGATCTCCTTTTAATGTGCGGTCGATATTCAGGTGTTTCCAATCATGTTTTGCCGCTTGGCCGATAAATTCCATAGTAACATTATAATTATTTTCTTTAAATATACGTTCGATCACATCGGCATAGCTTTCGCCACTGGTACCGGTTTCCCAGGTAAATGTGTGATCATAGTAGACTACTATCTCGTGATTGAACTTCGGGCGGTAATAGTCGGCTACCTGTTTGACAAGATCCTGCAACTTACTTGGTGTTTTGACATAAAAAGACTTCAGCACACGCATGGTATTGCCATCTTTTTGGGCAACAACAGCGGTAGATATCGAGGCGTTGGAGTCGAAAGCGATATGTAATTCCTTACCGAAGTCAAGATCACCATCCCCGAGGCAACCACAGGTTGCAAGTTTTCCCCAATTACTGCCGAGATCCCGGAGCCGCCCGCTATCATTCGGTATGTAGAAATGTATGTTATCATCCAGAGCGGAATAAAACCCGTTCGGGACCCGGAATAGTCGTTCGTTTAAGAAAGCGGTACGCCAGATTAGTGGAGGTGAATCCCGGTGCATCTGCCAAATGTAATCCTCTCCTAAAACTTCAAGATTGTCGAAGACATCATATTCACCGTAGAATATGGTGTACTCACGCTTTTTCCCTGGTTGTGGTTTGACTACCGGCTGAAACTTCCGTGCAAGGTCGAGATCCCGGGACAGTTCTTTGATCATCCGCAGAGTGTGATCGGTCATCGGTTTGCGCTTGTATGCTTGCAGTTCTTTATACAGGCTACGAATGAGATTGATGTGAGGCGGTGACATCTCATCCACCTTGTCTAAGATCCATTTACCCAGTGAAGCGGTTGGCATATCGCTTGAATAACAAACACTGTGATGGTGTGGGCAGTGGCCGAAATACTGTTGGTTGCCGCGATTGGCAGGGTTTACCTCACCTTTTATTTTTTCGTAGGAGAGAAACTTTGCTTCAGGACCTATCACCCAATCCAGTGACATTGAATTGGCAGACATGGCTTGGTTAAACGATAGGATCACCATTACGGTGCCGTTCCAGAAGTGGAAAGCATTGCTCCACCCTTCCCCCACAACAGGGCGTACCGGGTCAGCAAAGTTCATCCATGAGGGTGCTTTATGACCGACAACATAATGAATGTTTTGATAATAGCCCCATTCTGCCAGAGCCTTGCAGATTGCCGGCAGGGTATTGCCCCAGGCTTTGGCATAACTGGGCGATATCAGACCGCCCAGAGAGCCGGGCATCTCCCATACATTCCGGAGAATGAACCGGGCGTCGATACCTTCAGATTTTCCGGTACCGCGAGAAGCGATGATATATTCATCATGTGCGCTGATGGCCATTGCCTGGCGCTGCATCTTATTAAAGAACTTCTTCACGACCTCGGATTGTTTCATCCGGAGATCATAAGCTGATAATGGGGTAGGCATTATTCGTCCTCCTCTTCGTTGATAATCTCAGCGTCGACCGCTTTACCTTTCGCCATGCTGCGGGCGAGTTCCCGCAGTTCCTTGCGGCGCTCTTCCAGATTGTCAATAGGTTCAAGTCCTTCCAGGATGGTGATATCATCCGAAGGTTCAAAAGATGGAGGGATCATTCTTTCGAAGTCGAGCCGGTTATCTTCCTTGTCCGCCATGGTGTACTTTCCGATCTTGTCCAGGTTAGCGGCGGCACCTTTGGCGTCTCCGCTGTCAATCGCAAGCTGATAGCCTTTTTTAGCACCTTCAACGATCATGTACCGGTACCAATTCTTTGCGGCAAGTTGTATATTACCTACCAATCGGTTAATCATGCTGATATCCCGGTAGGCTTGTGACTGAGAGACAGGTGTGGCGTTTCCGCCGCATCCGTGCATGAGAAAGTTAACGAGTTCTGAATCTTCCACCAATGGACTATCCATTTTCTTGGCGACACAAAGTATCATGCGTTCCCGGATCTCTTGTTCCCGGACGGTGAGCATTTGTTCCGCCTCGTCTCTGTCTTTATATAAGGCGCGTTCGATACGTTCGTATGTGGTATCTTTTTTAGGCATAGGCTATTCGTTGACTATCTGTTCACGCATATATTTATCGGCAAGTGGTTCGGCTGCCGGACTACCGGCTTTTGCCAGCTTAATAACTGTTTGGCGTAGCTCGTATTTGGTCTGCAATCGCCCTTGGTGGTAGGCATTATAGATAGGGGTTTGTCGATGATTTTTGCAGATATCACAGAAGTAGTCTCGCTGATCAGCGGCGATATCCAACAAAATGGCTATTTCCGACGGTGGTAATAATGCGGCTGACATGCTGCGTACCTGGTTCAATTGTTCATCAGTTAACTGCATAGCTCATAGCGTTTTCGTAGGCTTGGTTAAATGTCTCGGAGAAATAATCGAAATGGGATCCGGCAGTAAAGTAAACCCCGGCTTCCCAACGGTGGTTAAGATTCAGGTTGGCAGATCCGATAATACCGAACTTGTATCGCTCATTTTCGACTAATAAAACTTTAGCATGGCAGGAATCTATTCGTATTTCTGGAGAGATGTTTGCAGCGAATAAAAGCAAATCTATCTTGTGCCGTTTCACGGTAGTATCGAGCAACATCCGCAGGCTGGTTATCTGACTTTCTTCGGTCAGAAAGAAGAGTGACCGTAGACTGTCTTCCGATATGCTGAATGTAGCTATCCGCACACTTGCCGGCCCGATGGCAGATAAAAGAGTGGGCAACACTTCGTGTATTGCCCATTCTCCCTTGTGCATGAACGGTTCGATAGAGCCGGGACACAATGCAAGCGGAAAGTTATCCTGAAACTTTTTCACCTGATATTTCCTTTTCAATTTCTGCCAGTTCTTTTTCGTATCCGGCAATGCGGCTCATTGCATTGTCGTACACGACCTGACGACCGTCTTCTTTGGCTTTATCGGCGGATCGTTGACTGTTGACAATGTTTTGCTTCAATCGTTTCACATGCCGCGCTAATTCAATGCCACGTACAACCGGGTTATCGCTGAATACCGGGCGTTTGGCATCCAGGTTCAATGTTCCTTTACCTTCGGACCAGGTGTCGATAGCTTTCCAGAGTCTCCGGCGCTCATCATCCAGTTTGCAAAGTTCTTCAGCCAATGTTTTTCGGGCTTCATCTTCGATGTCCGGGTTAGCAATGTCATTGTGCAGGCTAGCGTATAGAGGCGCTATTTCTTTGATTCGGGCGTATGCTTTTTTGATGGATGTCGGCATAGATGCTTCTGTCACAACCTTTACACCGGGGTTGCTCAGTGCGTCTACTTCTTTGCGAAGCTGTTCCAGTTCTGCACGGTGTTCGTCAATCTGTTCCTGAAGCTCTGAGATATCACCGGTATTGTCGCTCCCCTCCAGGTCTTCAATTCGTTCCGTTAACTCTTCGATCTGTTGCTCATGCGTTGCGATGGCGGCAGTTCGTTTCGTCAGTTCTTCCGTGCGTGCCTTTTCGTCTACCTCTTTGGCTTCGATGATAGACTCATTTGCCGCTGGATAAAGTTCCGGAGCTTCGCGGATCTCGCGGGATATCCGTGTCAGGCAGTTGATCAGTTGGGTAAAGTGCGGATCGAAGATATGAGGATTTGCCGGAGCTGCAGCAAAATAGACTGAATACTTTTCTTTTTGCACTTGCTTGGCAAGTGCGTCAAAGAGGGCTACACCGT